TGAACGATATGTCGGAATCCACAGGATCGCACAGGGAATCAAGTCCGGCAAGTACCTGAATGTCGATATTGGCGCTATGTACGATACGGACGAGATTGAATCGACTCAGGAAGCGCGGAATTTCGAGGATGACAAGGTAAAACTCCTGACCTATTACGGTCTGGTTCCGAGGGAATACCTGTCGAAAGAGGAATTCGTAGAGATTGAAGGGCTTGAAGGTGGGATGGAAGATTATTCCGACATGGTTGAAGCAATCATCGTGATTGCCAACGATGGAACCCTTCTGAAGGCCGAAGAATCCCCCTACATGATGAAAGATCGGCCTGTGATCTGCTATCAGGCGGATACAGTCCCGAATCGGCTTTTGGGGCGCGGAACGGCTGAAAAAGCCACCAATATGCAGTCCGCCGTGGATGGTTCCATGCGTTCGCACATGGATGCTCTCGCACTTACCGTGTCTCCGATGGTGGCTATTGACGCTACCCGCTGGCCGCGTGGGGCAAAGTTTGAAGTCAAGCCGGGTAAAGCAATTCTCACCAACGGCGCACCGCAGGAAATCGTGTTCCCGTTCCATTTCGGAACCAATGACGGCGCAGCAATGACGACTTCCAAGGAATTCGAGCGCATGTTGCTGATGGCGACCGGAACGATTGACTCGAATGGCGGAGTATCGCAAGTCGCCCGCGATGGGCAGTCGATGGACATGGCTACGGCCACGATGATTAAGAAGTACAAGCGAACTCTGGTGAATTTCCAAGAAGATTTCCTTGTTCCGTTCATCTACAAGGCTGCATGGAGGTACATGCAGTTTGCTCCTGAACGCTATCCGAGTTCGGATGTGAAATTCATTCCTACTGCTTCTTTGGGGATCATCGCAAGAGAATACGAGCAGAAACAACTGGCTTTCCTGATCCAGACTCTTGGCGCTCAGAGTCCATTGACGCCTGTTCTCATGCAGGGGATTCTGAAGAATTCGTCCTTGAGCAATCGGGAACAGATGCTTGAGCAGATGGCAAAGTCCTCACAACCAGATCCGCAGCAGCAGCAGATGGCACAACAGTCTGCAATGCTTGATATGAAGGTCAAGAACGCCGACGCTACCAAGAAAGAAGCCGAAGCAGCCAAAGCACAAGCCGAAGCCGAAGCGACTCCGCTGGAAGCAAAGGCAAGGATGATTTCGGCTCTTTCCAATAATCTTGACGACGATCAAGAGGGCAAGGATTTCGAGCGTAGAGCCAAGATCGCGGAGTTGATGATAAAAGAGAAAGACATCACCAGCAACGAAAACATCGCAAAGATGCAAATGGAACTGAAGAAGGGTCAACAAGCGAAAGATGATGCCTATCTAAGCGAAGCTGCGAAGGTTGAATAGTCATGTTGCAAAGAGTCATAGAACTCTTGCGACCGGACGTAAGTACGGATGCGAAGCTAAAGGGTGTTTCCCTACTGATCGGGAAAACGCTTGAGAAGTACGATTCACGGTTAAAGACGCTTGAGATTAAGACCCTGATCCCGATTGAACGCGGGGAACAGGGAAGGCCAGGTAAGGATGGACTCAAGGGTAAAGACGGACAGAACGGCTTAGATGGACAGAACGGGAAAGATGGTAAGGATGGAAAAGACGGCAAGGACGGAAAGAACGGTTCAAAAGGTGAGAAGGGCGTTTCAGTTGTAGATGCTGAAATCGCTGTAGATGACCACCTTGTTCTGAAGTTGTCCGATGGAAAGATTATTGATGCAGGAGAACTACCAAAGGCAGAGGGAGCGCAATCTTCATCTGTTCATGTTTCCGGGAATGCGTATCAGATTACCGTTTCAGCAGTAGCACCATCTAACCCGCAGGTCAATGATCTGTGGCTTGATATTTCGTAAGGAGTAACACTATGAGTATGTCCGACACCACAGAAATTGCAGCACTAGCCGCCTTCCTGCAAGGAACTGATCCTGCCTACCGCGCCGGTGCCACGCAATACCTTGCGCTGTTCGAGGGCGATCCCGGTGAGTCTGCTTCGCTGGCGCAGGAAAGTAACTACACTGACTACGCCCGAGTCGCACTGACCAAGGCGACGGCATGGACGGGTGCTGGAAATCCATTCACCAACGCAGCCCTGATCCAGTTTCCGGCTTGTACCGGATCGACTTCGGCCATCACACACTTCGCTGTGGTTGATACCGGCCCTGCTCGTTTGACTGCGGTGAACATGATGATCTCCGGTGCGCTGAGCGCCACGCTGAACGTCAGTAGTGGGATACAACCGCAGTTCGCGGCTGGTGCGCTGAGTATCACGGCGACCTAAATGACCATTCGCTCCATCGCCGAAGTCACCGATGCCTACGATAGCGGTAGGTATTGGACTGGCTATACGCGGAAGGTGCATTCGATTGGAATCACGCAGACGACGGACATGTCGTACCTTGCCGGTATTCCGGTGGCTAACTATTACGCATCAACGCCTCTGGCTGCGGCAGTGCTTGGGTACAACGATGGTATCTACGCCGGCCCTCCGGTGGCATCTGCCGGGCACAAAAAATACCTGCATCGGATAACTTATCTCCCACCTACGATAAGCATCGGACAGGCGACATTCTGGGCACACGATATTGTCATGTATTACCCGTTTGTCGATGGTGACGGTGGAAACCAGACGTTGATTAATTCGATCACCATCCCGCGTTACGGCGGCGAGAAGTGTCGGATCATGCTAGTTAGTCAAGGGGTTGGTACGGCGAACTCATTTTATGTGTATATCACATACACCAACACCTCCGGGGTTCAAAAAATATCCAGATTCCTTCTCAACAGCACCAACGCTGCTGGGAACTGTCTAGTCGCGTCGGACGGTTACGGAAGCACCCCGGCGAGCGCTTTTCAGGTGCTGGCAGTGAGTCCATACCTAGCCCTCGCCCAAGGCGACACAGGAGTCAAGTCGATAGACGCTATCGACATTCAGGAGGCGGTTGGTGGGATTTTTGCTGCGGTCATTGTCAAACCGCTCGGGCTTGTGTCGATGCAAGAACGCTCTACGGCCCCGATTGAAATTGACTACGCCCGAGACAGGTTTTCGCTTCCAGAAATCGAGGACGGGGCCAACATATATATGATGGGGCGAGCGACGACGTTTGGAAGCAACGCGGTTTCAGTGGCCGAATTTTCGTTTATTTGGGGCTGACGCCCAGAGGAGAACACGATGGGTTTTAATTCGATAGACGACATGGTTTCAGAGATGACCGCAGGAAAGACGTGGCGGCAGGACTGGAACAAGCTTTCCGCTGCAACGGCAGCATGGGTGGTCGGGACGTGGAACGATACCTCGCAGATATCCGGCGTACCGGTCGCGGGAACCTATCCCGGCGCAACGCTGGTTGCTCAGACCCCGATGGATCAAGGTGCAGGCACTGTGCCGTCATTTGGCGTGTGGCACGGAGGCAATGTTGCGTCGGATACCAAGCACCTCGTCAATATGGGCGCTTACGCAACCGCAGCAACCTCGGTGCCGGGCTTGGTGATGCTGGTTGATATTGTTAAGTATTACCCGTTGATTGCCATGAATAGCACCACGGCGCAGGTGTTGATTAACTCCAACACCTTCACCGTCACAAGCTCAGGTGGTTTGTTGCTGACTCATGCTAACGATTTTGGCTCGACGATAAGCACGATCACTAGCGTCAAGTTCACCACTAACGGCACTCTTCCGGTAGGGCTGAACACGACGGACATTTTCTACATCGTGCGTCAAGGCGCGACCACGTCGAAAGTCTCCACGTCCATTGCCAACGCCATCGCGGGGACGTTTGTCGCCTACGATGTCACCGGCATGTCGGGTGTGCATAACGTGGTCGTCACTTCAAACCGCTATGCCGACGGAGCCGGACTGCGCTGCGCGATCATCACGCAGACCACGGTGACAACGTCAGCCGCCAGTGCGATCCAAGACAACACTGCCGTCACGGGGACGCTCTACACCAACCAAGCAGGGGCGACAGGCAAGGTATTCGGCGCAGCAGTTACTCATGCGGCGTTTGGCACAAACATCCCGTTGCTGACACGAGTAACGCACTCCACGACGGCGGCAAACGGTTACGGGCCATCCATGCCGCTCGCAGCGGGGGACACAGGCATCCAGTCCATGCAGCAATTCAAACTCTCCACGGCCTACACGGGAGCGAGTCAGTCGGCGGTAGTGCTGTATAAACCGTTGGCGATGATCCCGATTGTCACGGCGGGTGTGGCAGGTGAGCGTAATCTGGTGATGCAGTTGCCTTCGCTGCCGCGCATTTACGATGGTGCGTGTCTGGCGAATTTTTACTTCAACGGCACCGGTCTGGCGCTGTCTTCCGCGTTGATGGGTTATATTGATGTGGCATGGGGTTGATATGACAAACCGTGACCTGTTGGATGTTGTGGCCGACTTCCCCTCATGGGGAGGTAACACCTACACGCTTGCCAACTTGATCCTTCAAAAACAACGCGAGGACGATGCTCTGCTTGCCGAATCATTGGGCCAACAGGAAGTCGCTGACGCGATTCGGGGCGCGATGTAATGCTGCTCTACAACGGGAAACTGCTGTCGGCCTCACCCACGACCTTCCTTGGTCTGGGGTGGCAGAACTTCCAGTGCGATACCCGTGTGTTGATGCAATCGAACAGCGAAGCGTTCACCAAGCTGAGTAGCTATCCTGATGGATACAACCCCCATAAGTCGCTGATCCCACCAAGGACAGCGGGGGCGATGCGTGGAAATCCGTACACCGAGTTTGGTATCACCGGTACTGGAACGATCTACGGCGGCATCACGACTACCAGTGATCCGGGCAACATCGACATTTCTATAAGCACCAACACCCCTGCGGGGGAACTTGTCTCCACAGTGCCTGCTGGTGGCGCTCCCGCGACCTTCGGCATAGACACCAATGCTCCCCTGCTGACGGCATCCATTGGGGGAGATGGCACGGCGACGTTCGGTATGACCTTCAACACTCCGATCCTTGGTGCACTGGGCGGGATGACGGTCACGGCGACGTTCAGCATGGACGGAACGCTTACCAGCCACGCTATCGGGATCATGGAGGGCACTACCGCTGACTCCGGTGTGACTATCGACAACATCGTTCAAGCACTGGAGGCGGCAATCTTGCCGGTCAACATTGTCCAGGTGAATGAGATCGAAGTCACTGGAGATGGGCAATCTGGAACGGAGTGGGGGCCAATCTAAATGGCGTCCTCATGGGGTAATTCGTGGCTGGAATCATGGGGTAACTCATGGGGCGTAA